ATCTTGAATATCTTTAGGTGCCGAACTATCTTTAATTGCTTGTACGTCACTTTCAGTTAATTCAACAACATTTTTAGTTTGCGATTTTCCTTCAGCATCTTCAAATTTAATTGTCGCAGAACCTCCCGGTTTTATTTCGGACATATTAGCAATTAATTTTTTGTCGTCTTCAGACACGTCAAAATTAGGCATCCTAATCCTACCCATCTTATATTCAAGTTCTTTCCCCGCTATTCCCAACTTTTGCATGAAACCTTGACCCAAATTAAGTTGACTATTAATTTCTCTCATTCTAGCTACTGCACCGGGCATAATTTTAAAGTCACCATTCTCATTCATCGTAACAAACGTTTTAGCGTATTCAGCTAAATCTTTTTGTAATCTTTCAGGGTTATTCCGAGCGTTAAACATCAATTCATTAACATCGGTAAGTCCCGGTATTGTTGCCCCTAATCGTTGGAATGCTGTCGTAATTTCAATTGCTCCTTCAGGACTAAAAGCTTTATCAGCTAAGTCCATAGCGGTTTTCATATCAACTCTTAAATTTGTTGACTCCGCGGCCATACGAGATAACCCATCAATACCACCCTTAAAATTAAAACGGTTTAATTGACCTATGTTATCCATTATTTTTTGTGAAACCGCTTGGGTATTAAGACCCAAACCTCTAGCGGTATTAGCTACATTTTCAATTTCTTTAGAAACATTATATATAGAAAATCCAGCTTGTTTAAAAGTTTTTGTTAATTTTTCAGTACTTTCACCGGAAACTTCACCTGCGGCAAACAAATCTGCAACAGCACTACTTTCTATTATTAAATTTCTGTTTAATGCCGAACCAACACCCTTTATGATATTTGTCACATCCAACATACTACCACCTAACCTTTCAACCTCACTAACGGCTCCGGTTAATGTAGATTTAATAGCCATAACCTGTTCACCGGCTAACCCAAACGTCTTGTTGACATCAAAAGCTGCTTTGTCTATTTCAAAAATTTTCTGTTTTAACTTATCCGCATTGGGTATAAGAGAGTTTTTCATTAACTCTTCTAAATTTTTTGCTGAAAGTGGATTATCCGCCATAATTAACTTTTTCTATATAACATAAATACACCAAAAAGTAATTTTAACTCTTTGGTGTATTGTCTTCTATTATTCTATTTAAAATATATCTCCTACCATATGTTGGTAATTCGTTAAAGTCATTCATCGATAAAGTAATAAACTTATTAATAAGATAGAACTCCTCGAGCAGATTTTGCCTATGACTAGAAGAAAGGCCGAAAAAACTCCACCCCAAAAGTAACATCGGATGTTACTAATTCTCCTGATGGGGCGTAAATTTTCCTTCTTAAGTCCAAGGACGGGACGTTTTTATTTAAAAAGTTTCTAATAAACTTAGAATCAAATATAGGCATTTCATTAATAAACTTACTAATTTCACCTTTATCGGTATTACCATTTAATTCGACAATTTGTTTTTCCAATCTCCAATTGACCACAGGTGCTACTCTACCCAACGGATATTTTTTCTTTTGTGATTCCAATTCACGATTTTCACCAAAAGTTATTGGTTTAATCTTAACAGTAACGTCTGATTTAGGTAATTTTACAATAAAACACCCTTCTTCGGTTGGTTCAACATCAGGTTTATTTATATCAAGTTCGTCTAATGTGACCGTCTGTTCAAACATTTTTGATGTTGCCGGGTCTTTTAATTTAAAAATATACTCAGGACCAAAAGATGTGTTACGTAAAAATAACAATATTGACTCAATATCTTCATTAAGTAAATCTTCAGGTCTAACATCAGGTTCATATATCTTACTACGTAGTAATTGATATGTTAACTCAGATGCGTTATTCTCTAAAGCATTAAGTAACATATTTTCATCACTCGCAGTTAAATATCCTACTTTGATTGATTTTTTTTTGTTTTTATAAAATTTACCTCCTGTGGGAAACTTTACAACATCGTGTGGTAAACTAAAGTTTTCAGTACCAGCCTTTATTAAGTTATCATCCATATAAAATTTCTTTAACACAATTATAATTCACTTTTATCAATTATAAATGATATTACTATAAAATATAAAAAAAAACCCATACAAAGTACAGGTTTTTAAATTAAGTTTATTTTTTTTTTGGTTTAATATACTAAAACACAACGGTCCATTCTCATACTCGCTGTAATATTAGCAATAGCGTCTGATTTATAATCAAGTGACCCGAAATCAGCTGAGGTTAAGAAAGTACCTTCTAATATCCATTTTTCAACAACAACACCTGTTGGGTCTAATAACTCTAAGTCAACATTTTTTTTGTATCCCGCAGCGTATCCCATACGTCCTGTAACAGATTCCGCACACAATCTAACCCATTCCATTAAAGCTTGCGATGCCGAAGGTCCTATTGGGTCTCTAAATGTAACATTAAGAGGTTCCCAGTTAAATCTTCCTGCGACGAATGTTGATGTATTTAAAAATTGTATCTCTGTTGCACCTACAGTTATTTTAGGTCTTGATGTAGACTCTACGAACCATTCATTTATCCCCAGAGATGATGGAAATCTCAGAACGAACCTATTTTGTCTTTTTGGTTCGTATGGTATGGGCATTTTCATTAATAAATCAGCCATTTGTTTTTTCTATTTAATATTTTTGTTTATCTTTTAATTTCTTATATAAATATAAGTTATTTGAAATTTTTCTATTTACTTTATTTTTTTTTAAAATATTCTCTAACTAGAACTATAATAACTAATACTTAAACTTATTTTTCTTATTTATAAATATATAATTAACTAGTAATATATTACATACTGTTAAAAAATATTTAATAAGGTTTTTTAATTCCACCTGCAGTTGAATATGTTTTTACCATAGGTTCGTCTTTAAACCTATCTTTTATGACCTCAACATTACGTATGTCATCATCCGAGAAACCAACTGTCGGAGTAAAATTATTTGAAACTTTGTTTTTAAGAAAAGCTCTTTTTTTAATTTCTTTAGAGATTACTTTAATATGTTCAATGAATTTGCGTAAAGCCTTAACTTTACCTTCTTCAGGGTCAGTTGCCGAACCTTCTCCATAACTTACAGGATGAAAACGACATAAGTCTAAGTACTCCCTTATCATATCTTTTTTAGAAATCTTCTCTTGTCCACTAATATCTCTAAACTTTTCCAAGTTTTTTACTAATTCACTTGAATCTATACCATTATGATTAGAAACAATTAAATTGTAACAAGCCTCTTTTAAAATTGATGGTGTATGACCTCTCGCGGTTATAATGGAAAAAATTGAACCGTTGTTAATTGCTTCCACAAAATCAGGCCAAGCCGGACCCACAGACGCTAACATAGTGTCAATTATAAATTTTTTATCACCTTTAACACCGAAATTTCTAAACGGGTCATCACTAAAACCAACAATTTTATGACCTTCATAGTCGAAATCTTCTTTACCTATTAAAGTCCTATATTCGGCAAAATCTTCAGTGGACATACCCACTTCATTACCTTCGTCGTCTTTTAATATAATTTTTGTCGGCATATTCATAATATTATCATCCCAATCAAAAGCGTAATACTTCATATCCGGGGTTCCTTGTTCGTCAATACCTTCTAAAATGTTTTTATTTGTTTTCATATTATATAAATGAAAGGTGGAGTTATTTTAAAACCCCACCTTTAGTATTAATTATTAAATGTTCTCAAACGATGCTCCCGCAGGTGTTATATAGAACGTTATGTCAATGAATTCTAATGACTTAGTAGGTTTGATATAAATACTACCTGTCATTTGATTTCTATCTAAGTCAGATGCGTCAGATGAGACAGTTACTCTAAAGTCGTATATACCTCTATCTCTTCTAATTGCGTCTAAGATAGGATTAACAGCGTCTAAGAAATCTTGTCTTACTTTATCATCGTTTTGTTCGAATAATAGTCTAACAGAAACCGCTGATATCAACTTACGTGCTTGTAACAACAATCTTCTAACGTTAATTCTATCTAAAGCACTTTCCCTAATTTGTAAGGTCTTATTACCCCAAATAACTGTTCCCACATCTGAGAATGTTGCTATCGGATTAATTCTACCTTGATAAAGTACATCTCTATCTTCTTGAGTTAGTTTCTTTCTCGCTTTAATTGCGTTAACTATACCTCTTGTGTAACCCGCCGCAGCGAACCAAGGGAATGCAATATTATCGGTTAGTGCTAAATTCTTAACAACTTCAGCCGTTGGTGGTAAATAGATTTGAGTGTTATTCACACTATCTCTAGTTAATACCCAAGGGTAGTAGGTTGCAGTATAGTTAGAATCAATACCTGTATTATCTAAATTATCTA